TATTTAATATGCTTCCTGCTGAACATAGAGTCATCAGCACTCTGCACTTCCATCATATATTCTTGATAAAATTTATAAGGCTGTCCAGAATCAGCATAGAACTTTTTCTTTCTTTCCATTTCCTTTTTACCAAACCAGCTATTCCAAAGCATGGTCCCATCACCCATTATTGCTTTCTTAAGAACAACGCTCCAAGAAAATTCCTCACCTTGTTTAATGGATTTTTCGTAATTAACGATGAGATTATTGATGAAACTATCGTAATGAACAGGTGTCCCATTAATACGCAACCTACCAGTAGCAGGCTCAAGAGCAGGAAACACAACAGCTGTAATGAGGTTAGAGTTTTTAGCTCTAGCTTCTGGGGTAATGGTGTTATTCTCGTCCTCAAAGTCATCTAGTATAACCAGGTCATACCTTTTATGTAATTTAGCACCACCACGAATACCAGAGATATTTGACTTTGAAATAAGTTTACATCCATTACTTGTCTCTATATCTGTTTCTGTCCATTTTTGGCCTTTTAAACTACCGAAATAATACAAAATTCTTTCATTGAATTCCAAATGATATTTTATATAATCCATATTTCCTGTCGCAAGTTTAGCAGTAGCAGATACCCATCCATAAAATAAAGGTTCTTTTGCAAAACAAAAAGATTGAAGTATATCACATTTAGTAAGTACTGTTTTTCCATGTCCCCTAGGGAGGATAATAGCTGTTTGTCTTTTATCCATATCGGTAATAGTATCAGCTATCTCATAATGAAAAGGAGGAGTTTCAGACCTCAGGAAGTCATCTTGCAGGAATAGTTTTCCAAAAGCAATTAAATCCTTTGAAGCTAACTGAAGAGCCTCCTCCTGTTTCGATACATTATGTTTATTAATATTTGCCACGTCTAGATTTACTCTTAGATTTACCTTTAGTCATTCTTTTTCCAGTTCTCTTAGCGTAAGCCTTAGCAGCGGCTTTACCTTTTTTAGTGTAAGAAAATTTCTTACCTCCTACTTTCGGCATATCACCTCCTATATTAGTTTACCGTTATACTTTTCAATAATATACTGCACATGCTCATCTCTCCAAAACTTACATCCTTTATCTACTATATTAGAAGGTATTTCCTTCGGTTCATCCCACCATGCACACAAACCAAATGCATTTACACCACCCTTCTTGCGAAGACCACAATCCCAACAATTATGAGTTTTCGATTTCTTTTGGTCTTTGGGCTGCATCAATCATATTGTCTGTTAATCCTTGAAATTGAACTCCAGTAATCTGTTGTACCTTAGCAGAATTTTTATCTTCTAAATCTAATATATCAGATAGTTTAAATAAAGCTTTCAGTCTAGTATCGTCTTTTTCAGCTGTTTGAGCTACTATCTTAATATTTTCAAGTACCATCTTAGGGTCTATCTCAAGTTCTTCTAATACAGGTTTTAATTCTTCTTTCACAGCAGTTTTAATCCTCTCTGTTCTAATTAAATTTACAGCTTTCATTCTAGCATATTGCTTGTTATTAGTAGGAAATGCCTTAACATAAGCATCTTCTGGACTAAGTCCTTGACCTATATAAGTAACAAACAACTCTTCGTTAGCAGTCATCTTACGTCTATTAGCTACTACTTGCTCAGGCGTAGAATCACCTCCGAAGGAATAGATATTGGTTCTTTTATTTGTATCCATATATACACTAGGTAAAACTAAAAAGGTACCCGTACAAGTACCTATATAAGCTCTTTCTCCATTCTTTCTAAGCATACTACCTTTTCTTAATACTTGTATAACAGACTCATCATCAGCAAGAACCCAATCTCCTATATTCCCTTTTTTCCAGTCTTTTACAATATTAATATGAGGAGGTACTTCCTGTTCTGTTTCATATACTGTATGCTTAATACCTTTTACTTTATAGAATCTCATTAGGATTCAGCCACCTCATATAAATAATTAAATATATTTAAAGTTTCTTCATCAAAGTAATCTTCTAAATAATCCCAATTAGAATCAATAGGACCCATTTCTACAGCTTCTCCAGTTTCATCGAAGCCCTCTACTATATATTCTACAGACCCTTCCTTAGGATTGACTGCAATCTCTAACTTATATATTATACAGCCTTTAGGTAACTTCTTTCTTTCTTTATCTAACTTATCTGACATATGTATCTCCTATGTGAGCAATTCCCAAAAAATTGCGAACCGTTACAACAGTTAGTTACTGTAGCTTAAGTCTTATCATAATTAAAAAATGTTAAAAATGAAAAATTATAATAATAGTTTAATAGAAAAATAAATAATAAACAATACTTTTTTTTGCTATGTAACTCGTTGAAAACCAAAGACTTATATATTTACAAACTTTCTAGTCGGTTTTTATGTAAGCAATCCTAGGAAAAGTTTTAAAAATTGGGGCATTTTAGTGGACAGACAGTATTCATAAGCCCACCACTCTGATTCGCTTTTTTGAAATGCGAATTTCGTTAACTTTCAATTTAAATACAAAGGAGTATTATTATGCGTTATATTAAAGTGTTCTTTAAATTCATTAAGTGGGACAATGACAACGGCTCAGGTTCTTGCTATGTCTATACCTCAACACCTGGCTACCGTGCCTCAGCAACTATGAATGGGACTACAGCATCTTTCGGTGTTTCGGTTAGAAACAAGGATAGCAAGAACCAATCATTTGATGAGTCTGTTACTCTTTGGTTGTCTGATGAAGATGGCAAGAGCCTCAACAAAGACGAAGCATCTCTATATCGCGAGGTCTTTGGTTCGTCTTGCTACCTTCAAGTAGACGCTGACAACCAAATGACTTTGCTCTCATCAAATGACTTCGCCTCATTGTCCCAAGATGAGCAAGCCAATCTAGTTTCTTCTCTTCATCTTTCCTAGTTCTATCCCCTCTTTAGGGGAATTGTCTCTGATAAGAGGCTTTTTATAAACAATTATAGTGTGCTGTATGTGTGATACCCACAACACAACTACCTATGCATATGTGCAGCACACACACAATTAATATAAATAAACGTCATCTAAACACAACTAACAATGACACCTGTAATAGAACCAACCTAAATAGGCTCTATTTGGCGTAAATAACGCAGGGTAATGTGTTCGGTGATGTCAAGATACATCTGGTGATAGATAGGGACTGAATACCCCTATTTTGCAGTTCAATTCTGCAGTATCTTCTATGTGAGTTTACCCTTGTGTATTAATCATACTTCGACAAGGTGAGCATTCAGTTGCTTGTAAAGAACGCCTTGGTTGTATGAACTCACATTATCTTTTTATAATAAGATAAAGGAGACAGCAATGTCAAAAGCAAGAGCCATAATGGAAGCATTAAGAATAGATAAACTATCTTCAGTATGGATTAAATGGGACATACTTGAACTAGCTGCTATGTATTTATTACTAGCCTTTCACATAGTAATGATAGCTTGTATAATATATCTATTCAAATGGTTTATGTTTGTAATATCATAGACATCAGACCATGCTGGTGAGACAAGAAGTTTGTCTTGTTAAGTGTAACAACGTATAAAACTGTTACCACCAGTCATATTTTATGAGAGGTTGTAATGCCAAGCGCTGCAAGAGTAGCTATCTTGTTACTTTAGAATGTAATAGGAAGAGAGAGACGCGACTCTTCCCCCTCTCAATAATTAAATTTATATAAACAGCAACAATAGGAGGCGTTCCTATGATAGAACGAGCTGATGATGTTGATGCGTACATAAGTGCATTGCTTGATATAACTGATAATAATTATATCCAAGCAGCACAAATAGTATGTATGGACATTGAAATGAAAGAGCCGAATAGAGTCACATAATTATCTTATGGCTCGTGATAAGGAATACAGGTGGGATTTAGAACACGTCTCACCTGTTTTCCACAACAATTAAATAAACATAGAAAGGAGATAAGATGACAGCAGAACAAATACTGATAGAATTATTAGATAAACTAAAAGATGATGTAGCTGAAATGAATGGATACATATGTTCAGAAGCAGGACGTGATGGCTATGCTGATGAACGAGCATATGCTGAAGTAACTGTATCTGAAAGTATAATTAAATGGATTGAAGAAAGAATAGAAATAAAGAAATCATTAATAATAAAGGAAACATAAATGGATAAAGGATTTGCTATCAATAGAGGTGTAGGATTCTCTATTAAATTTAATAACGGTGTAGTAGTATCAGTACAATTTGGACCACATCATTATTGTAGTAACCAAGGAAAAGATATGTTAGATGATAACCATTCAAAACATGGTATAGAAGTTGATAGATATACTTGTGATAATGCTGAAGTAGCTATATTTAATGATAAAGGCTGGTTAACTAAAGAATTTAAAGATGATGGTGATGATGTATTAAGCTATCAATCAGCTGCAGCAGTTGCTGAAGCAATAAAATGGGCTGAAGCTTATAAGGAGGATAAATGAAGAAATATATTAAAAGAAAGAAAGGTAAAAGAAATAGTATATCTCTTGGATTACCAGACCATCGTAATAGAGTAAAGATTAAAAGTATTACATATAATAAGAATGGTATTGTAGAAAACTCAGAATGTCCATCTTGTAAAGGTGAAGGTGTTGACTTTGTTGACTTCACTAATTCAAGAGGTGGTAGTGTTAACTTTAGACCATGCCAATTATGTGATGGTAAAGGTACAGCTACTGAAGATGTAGATTATAAAGTGGTAGCATTCTATGACCACAAAGAAAGACAGCAAATAGATTTTATTAAAATAAATAAAAAAGGAGAGTGAATGTGTGAATGTGAAAAAGATGAATATTGTAGTTATTGTGGTACTAATAAAAATGATAAAATAGGAGAATGAGTCATGGGAATGGATGTATCAGGATTAAATCCAAAAATAAATAAATCAATAGGAGACTTCCCAACCTTAGAAAAATGGGATGCTATTCCTTGGGGTGAAAGAAATAAAGATGAGTGGGAAAAAGTACAAGAAGATTATTGGAAAGAGTACGAACAGTTTAATAAAGCTAATGTTGGTATATACTTTCGTAATAATTGTTGGTGGTGGAGACCATTGTGGGATTTCTGTGCTTATCATTGTCCTGAATTAATTAGTGAAGAGACACATAAATCAGGCCACTATAATGATGGTGCAGGACTAAATGCAGAAGATGCCGCTAAATTAGGACTAAAGCTGTTAGTATTAATTGAAGATGGTATAGCATCTGAACATCAGAAAGAAATAGAACTAACTGAAGAAAGTGATGACTATCATTATCCTTTCAGTGTAGAGAATGTAGAAAAGTTTGCTAATTTCTGTATACAAAGTGGAGGATTTGAAATATGGTAGATGTAGATATAATGGGTGAGAAAGAGTTTTTTAACATAATGAAGACTAACAATATGTATTTAAACATGAAAGAAAGACACCTAATAGCAAGTATAACTTTAGCATTTACAGAGAGGAGGAAGCAAGATGATAGCAATAGGTAATGGCGAACCTTGTCCTTTTTGCAAAGGTAATAAACATACTAAAATATTTATAAACAGTGAAGATAATGATTTCCTTAAACATATGACTGTTAAACATCCTAAGCAATTAAAAGAATTTCTGTTTAGTGATAAGAATATAGGTATGTAAATAATTGAATGTGATTAGCGTCACATAAAATAGTTTATAGTTGGACAAAGCACTCAGTACTCACAGGGCTAGATAGTCCTAGGATATCGCAGTCATAGTTCTCAGTAACTGCCACAATACTATAAACAGGAAGAACTCATAAATAATGTTTTATCACCTCTTATAAGTGAGCAGTCTTTAAGCATAGATATATGCAATCCACAGTTGATTCCTTCTTAGACTGGCTGTGGGCTAGAATTATATAATTGAGAGTCAAGATATAAGCCTGATGAAGTTGGGTCATGACCTGAATGCCAGTTGAGCATAGTATTTTCAACTCTGGTCATCATAAAACTAGACACGAGTGGCGGTCTAGCATGGCTCTCAAGTAATTACAAGTATGTAACTAGTTTAGTAGCAGCCCTGAGAAGTTACACTAAGTTTATTCCAGGAACTCACAATCTAGATGAAACTGTCAGCTAGTGAGCACTACTATTAAACGAAAAAAAAGCTTGTAATACATATAAGGGAGAGGGTTCTTTACTGTCATAATAAATAACCTCATACTACTCACCTAGTCTCTCCCTTAGATTTATAACGAGATAAGCAAATAGATATATTTGTGATGTCTTGTCGGATGAGATGAGAGCCAATAACTGGTCCTCCCTTCCAGATACAGAGGAAAAGCTACTTAGTAGCGAACCAGAAGTTGCTGAAGGGGTGAATAAGTCCTAATACTGAACTAGATAGCATCTAGAGTGTAACAGGCAAAGGAATATGTGAGGCTCTCATATAATTGGGAGTGGAGAACTGAATAAAGAATAATAAACGAACATAAAAGTAGCTGAATAGTGAAATTGTTTAGGGTATTATTTGGGGTGACCACAGTCGGGGCGTTGGTTGTTTTGATGGATAATCCTTATCTGTCTCCTTTCTACCTAGTTGCGTCTTTTTTGACACTCCCATAAATTTAAATTAAACAAGGAGATAATCATGAGCAATAAAACTAAAGGTTTTACTGACTGGAATGATATAGCTAGAACAGTTCTCTTAGGTAAGAGGATTGTTAGAGTAGAATATATCGGTAAAAATGAAGCATTAGATTATATGTGGGATAAGAGAGGTGTTTCTTTTGTCTTAGATGATGGTACACGTATAATAGCTATGCGAGATGATGAAGGTAATGATGCAGGAGTATTAGCTTACTTAAATAAAGATGTAGATTCAGTATTACCTACAATTGGAATGGAGGATTAATGGAAATATTAGCAAAAGATTTCAAAGGTGATATAACTGAATGGGAAGAAATACCTGATGAAGATTTATGGGAAGATGGTGAATTAAATCAACATCAAGTGGAAACTAAAATATTACATCACGTAATGAAACAAGGTAATTGGAAACTAATAAGGAGAATATAATGGAAGTAACTAAAGAGCAGTTTCAAGCATATGTAACTATCCAAACATCAGGGGCATTTAATATGTTTGACCCTAGAGCTAGAGCAGCAACTGGTTTAGATAAGGGAACATATTTAACAATAATGAAAGATTATGATGAATTGGAGGATAAATATGGGAGTAGATAATTTTCTAAATTTATTAGAAGACGTAAAAGAAATGAGTCAAGAAGAATTAACTGAATTAGTACATGCAATACAAGATAGAAGAAATTACTTGCAAGCTAAGGATTTAGAAGGCTTTAGAGTAGGAGAAAAAGTATCTTGGGTTAAAGGTGTAGGTATAAGTAAAGAAACTTACACAGGTATTATTGAAAAAGTTAATCGTAAAAGCGTAGGAGTAAAAGAAACAGGAAGACCATGGATGAAATGGAGAATTTCACCATCATTATTAACTAAAGTAAAGGAAAAAGAATAATGAAATCGTTATCAAAACAACAACGTGATTATTTTATTGATAGGATTAAAGGCGAAATCAATAAAGAAATATCAATATTAGAACAAATACATGCAACTGGTATAGAAACAGTAGCTAATAAACAATACAAGTCTTATTTAAAAGAGACTGGCTTAGGTAAAATCTTTAAAGAATATGAAGCTGCAGAAAAGAAATGGAATAAAGTAAGAGATAGAATGCAGAATATATGTAAAGCATTACATGAAAAGACTGACTATCCAGGTAAGAATAATTATTTTCATGCACCATATAATAGTAAAGATACTGAAAAGTTCTTAAGAGAGATATGTAATGCATTAGCTAGGGATAATTTCATTAATACACCTAAAGGTAAAAGATTAAAGGAGCTAGAAGATAAAAGAACTGCTGCAATCGATACTGTTATGGGTATGACTGAAACTGAACCTCTTGTTCAAGCTCTTAATAAAATCTTTAAAGGCACTAATGTTCCTTTGTTAGGAGGCAAATAATGGCTAAGAAAATGAGTAAACAAGAAAAAGTATTAATGTATCTTCAAACCTATGGTAGTATAACACCAATGGATGCTTATGAACTATTTCAATCCATGAGGCTTGGAGCTATAATACACAACTTAAGACATAACGAACCTTACTATAATATAGAATCAAAGAAAGAAGGTAAGGCTGGTTATGCAAGATATACACTTAAAGAAGGTGTATATGGAGACTATGATAACTCTAATAATAAACAAAGTTAAGAATATTTCTTTGATTATTGTTCGAGAAATCGTAAATTACTAAGCTGTCAAATAAAGGAGAATAATAATGAAAACATTATTAATTGACCTTGAGAATGGCTATAAATCTATAGGAGGTAAAGATACCATTGAAGAAAAGTTTGGGTTGCCCTTACTTAACTTTAATGACTTTACTTCCTTTAGAAACTTTATAGGTCAACTCTGGTCACGTAAAAAAGTCGAAAGACAAATAAAGGTAGGTGGTGTATCTGTTCCTCAATCATCTTGGGAAATAACAGCCAAAGAAGGTGTAGAGATTGATTGTATGGTAATAGATACAGGTAGTGAAATGGCTAAGAAATATGCTAGAGAGCTAAAAGGCAAAGCAGAGCAACTTCAGTTAAAACAATGGGGTAAGCTTAAAGAGACACTAGATAATTTCTTTTCATTTACTAATGCTATACCTGCAAGTCTTGTTGTTAATTGTCATTCTAAAATGCAAGAAGATAACGAGAATGGTGTAATAAGAGTAATGCCTTACATTGAAGGTTCAACTAAAGTAGATGTAGGTAAATGGTTTGATTTTGTATTCTATACTAAAGTAAGAAAAGCTAAAGATGGTACACGTAAGTTTATGTGGGTAACTGCAAGAGACGAGCATTACTGTCAAGCTAAAGATAGAACACAATTGCTTGATGCTGAAATAGAGCAAGATTATAGCATAGTATTTGATGCTGTAAATAAAAAAGGCTGGGATTCAGCTAAAGTCCTTGTAATAGGAGAACCAGGTAGTGGTAAAACATTGAGTTTGAGAACTTTAACTAAAGTAAATAAGGAGGCATAACATGTCTATTATAGTAACAAAAAAAGAAGGTGGTGGATATGATGAAGGTTGGAAAACTGTAACTATATCTAAAGCCGAAAGAGGTGATTGGAGTGGGAGTAAATATATTGATTTATTCTTTGAAGGATATGCTGAATCACTTAAATGTAGAGTATGGGAAGCACGTAATGGAGAAGGTGAAGAGTTTAGTGTTTCTAATATGGTTAGGTATTGTAATCCAGATGTTCTAGAAGAAATGGATAATGATGGAACAACTGCTGCTAAACTTGATGATACACCTGTAGGATTAAAGGGTAAATCTCTTCAAGTATTATTCTATAAGAAAGCAAATGGTTATTCAGAAGTATCACAAAAAGTGGCTCCTGCTAAACCGTTTCAAAATATCGTAGATAATTTTGACGAAAATAGAATAGCTAGAATAAAAGAAGCTGCTGAAAAGTATCAAGCAAATAGAAATCAAGCAAATGGTATTGCTAATGAATCAACAACAGAAACAAGTACTGATGAGGTACCTTGGGACTAAATAACTTATAAGGAGAAAATATGATAAGAGAATTCGCATTCGGACTATCAAATAGGCATCATTTCTTTCCAACAGATAACTCTGTTAAATGGGAGAATGTTGCTAAGGATACTTTTCTCTCATTATATGGTTATGATGATTCAGTGATTAAATACTTTGAGGAAAAGAAAACTTTATCAGGATATGATGGAGCAATTTATCTTCCTAAAGAATATATCCTTGATGTTGATGGAGTAGAAATAGAAGAAGCCCAAAATAAAACCCTTGAATTAGTAAGTCATCTTAATGGTTTAAAGGTTCCTACTAATATATATTTTAGTGGTAGAGGCTTTCATATTGGTATTCCAGATACTGCTTTTAAATGGAGGCCAGGTAAGAATCTTCATTTAAGAGTAAAGGATGAATTAGATAAACAAGGTATTTATGACTATGCTGATGTTTCTGTTACTGATAAGACAAGAATAATAAGATTGAATAATACTCTTAATTCTAAATCCAGATTATGGAAAATATATATAACACATGAAGAGTTAATGAATCTTAATGGTCTTGGAATATCAGCTATGGCTAATAAACCTAGGCAAATTGAAATACCAACATTACAATGTGAACCTGTATTTGATGTTACTGAAAGAGAAATAAAGAAACAGACTATTAAATATAAAGACACAGTTGGTAGTGAACCAGACCCTATGCTTTATCCATGCATTCAGACTATGCTAAAGGGTTCTTCCTATGGTGGAAGACATGCAACAGCATTAAGATTGGGTGCATGGTTAAGATGGAGATATCCTGAAAATGTTGTAAGGCTTATAATGGAAGACTGGAGAAAAAGAGTAACTACGCTAGAGCATCCTTTTAAAGAAGATGAAATGGCTAGGCTTATCACTGATTGTTATAAAGGTCATGGAGGTAGTGGATATAGATATGGCTGTAATGATAAAATAATGGATAAGCATTGTAGTTCTACTTGCACTTTGTTTAAATCAAAGAAATCTCAAGGCTTAATGAGTGCAGCAGACATGGAAGAAAATCTTATAAGCTGGTTAAAGGGAGATGTTAAGCCAATTGAATTAGGCAATTTATATGGAAAAGACTTTCCTATATATCCTGGAGAATTGGTAGTAATACAAGCTCCACCTAAATCAATGAAGACTATGTTAGTGCAAAACTGGGTTAATTCTTTTAAGAAACCAACTTACTTTCTAGAAATGGAAATGTCTCCAAGGCAAATATGGAAACGTTTCATTCAAATAGAGAAAGGTTGGAGTGAAGAAGAGTTAGCTAAGAATTATGCTAGTTCTAATTTTAAGCTTGCAGATAAGTTTGACTGGTTAAATGTAGATTACCAGCCTTGCTTTGCTATAGAGCTTGAAAAGAGAATAAGTATGCTTCCAATAAAACCTGAAATAGTAATAATAGACCATATGGGTTTAATGTTATCTAAACATAGAGACTTAAACTTAAAGATGGAAGAAATAGCAGGTGCTTTAACAGAAGTTGCTATTAAGCATAATGTAGTAGTGATAGCTATATGTGAAATAACTAAAACAGCTATGCAAGAAGGTATGAGTATATCTTCTGTAAGAGGCTCCTTTAGAATAGCATATAATGCAAGTAAAATACTATCATTAACTACTTCAAAAGACCAAGAAGGTAATGTTACTAATATGGTTGTAAAGACTGAAGCTAACAGAGAAAGAGGAGCATTGAATGTTCTTCTAAGAATAAACGGTATAAGAATAGGAGCACAAAATGCCTAAGAGAACCTTAAACGAGATAAGTAACGATATCATGCTTGTACAAAATAGTTTTGAATTAACTGAGCAAGAGATTGATGAACAGTTAGATTTATTACATGACGAACTACATGATAAAGAAAATGGTGTTTATTGGTTCTATAAGAATATTGATAGCAAGATTGCTTTAGCGAAAGAGTATAAAGATAAAGCTGATTTAGTAATGAAGAAGCTTAAATATACTCAAGAAAAGTTAAAGGGTCTTGTTATCGAGGCTTATAAAGCTAGTGGACAGCTTCCAGCTCATGATGAATTCAATCCTATAAAGATAATACAAATGGGTAAAGTAGAAGTAATTGATGAAACTAAAATACCTAGTGAATACTATGTTGAGAAGATTGAAACAAGGCTGGATAAAAGAAGAATACTGGAAGAACTTAAAGAAGGTAAAGATATTCCAGGAGTAAGGTTAAAGAAAAATAAACACGTCAGGGGGTTAAAATGATACATCCTTATGGAGAAATAAGAAAAGTGCCTTTAGACTTTGAAGGCATCCAGTCTTCAGCTTTTGCAGTACAGAGAAAAGGTGAAGATTCGGAAGGTAGGACTTTCTGGAAAGAAGCAGGTGTTGTAGGTAGTAATTATTTGCTTGTTCCTAATGCTGATGTAAGAGACCTAGCTCAAGAAATAGCAACAGAATCTGAACTAGAATGGGAATTCACTAGAGAGTTCTTTGATGGTAGGAGATTCGGTTATTTCATGCAATGTAAATCAGATAAAGTTGAAGTAGCAGAAGGTGATGATGTTGCATTGGGTATGGGATTTTGGAACAGCTATGATGGCTCTACATCCCTGCAGTTTAGAACGTTCCTCGTAAGATTATTATGTACTAATGGTATGATAACTAAAGACTACATGAATCTAATGAAGTTTAAGCACGATAAAACATCAGAAGATTATGAGGAGCAGATTATTAAAGCTGCAAAAGTAGTAGACAATTGTGGACCAGAAATTGAAACAGTTGTTGAGAGAATGAGAAAGATGGTAGAAACACCAGTTGATTTAAATGAATTAGCTCGTATAAGAGAGACTCAATTAAACGACATCCCAGTTACTTTATGGGGCAAAATTAGCACACGATTCTTAAATAATTATGGATGGAATAATTTACATAATAGAGTTGATGTTAATATGTGGAATTTCTACAATGCATGCACAGATGTTCTGTGGCATGATGAAAAACCAACTATGGCATCGTTTGAGCATAATCAGCGAATAACTGATACATTGCTTAGTGCTATGAATTAACGGAGGAACGCCAAAGAGTCTGTCTCCTTACCTTTGGGGAGGCAGGCTCATTAATAATAAAGGAGAATAAATGGCAAAGAAACCAACAATAAGACAGTTAGAAGAAAGATTAAACTTAATTACTTCACAACTTAACTTTACTAGTAGAATGCTTGAGAGCGTAGGAGTAGCATTTTCTAATTTTGTAAAGTTTTTAGATAGAGAAGAGGAGTTTAAAAATTACTTAGAAAAACAAAAAAATCTTCATAAATTAACTAAGGAGGAGCAAGATGCACGCAAGAAAGGACATATGGAAGCGAATAATGATGTATCAGCTAAAAAAGTACGGAAGAAAGATGATGGAAAAGCATAAATTAAAATGGAGGTTTGATAATTATGACTTATAGCTGGAAACATAAATGTCCTAGATGTGGATACAAACCAGAAGATGATTTTGAAGCTACTACAGCTGATGAATACAATAGAGATTTAAACTTTACATCATTTATGGACAAAGTTATAAAACGTGTATCTGATAAACAAAAAAAAGAACTGGATTATGGAGTACCAGAGAAGGAGAACAAATGATTAGTAAAAAAGCAACCAAAGAAGACCTGTCTAATATTGAAGAAAGAATGGATGGATTAGAAAAAACAAGTAAAGAATATATGTCTTTAGCTGTTGAATTAAAAGATATAGTTCTTGATTTAAATTCTAAACTAGCTGAAATGGATTCATTATTTAACAGAATAAAAGATAGGTTAGGGTTATAATGAAATTAATAATAGAGGAAGAAATGTTATTATCTAAGAAGTATATAAGGAAAACATTTTTAAAGTATGGCATACAAATGAGTGAAGTTGCTTTAGAGGCAGTGTGTCAAGCTATAAAAAGTGATGTTCATAAATATGCTATGAATGCAAAAGATTTAGGCTATAAACGCTTAATAAAGGAAAAAGTTCCAATAATAATAGGAGACTTCAATGCATAGCAAAGATACTCTCAAGGAAAAAATCCTACATCTTGTAGAATATGCTAAACATTCTAAACAAGAAGAGCTTGACAATGTGGTAAAAGTGTTTGTAAATTTCATTAGGGAACAGAGAATAGATTCTCTAAAAGAAATCTTAGAAATACTTAAAAATAAGGAACAATATGAAGCCATCGTCAAGAAAGGGCAAAGGGAGGAGACTCCAGAATTTCCTGAGGGACAAACTTTATGATTACTTTCCTAGTTTAAGGGAAGGTGATATAAAAACTGCTGTAATGGGAGAGTCTGGTGAAGACATCATTCTCTCTCCTGCAGCTAGAGACTTAATACCGTTTAGCTTTGAATGTAAAAATCAAGAGCGGCTAAACATATGGGAATCGCTGTCTCAAGCTGAAGATAATTCAGGGAATAACATACCAGCCGTAGTATTTAAAAGAAATAGAAGTAATACATATATTGCTTTGGAATTAGAAGAATTTTTAAAATTAATAGGAGAAAACAATGAGTGATGAATTAAATAAAAAAGGTCTTGATATGTATATTAGAGATAATATTAAGGCCTCTATTTTCGAACAAATACTTGAAACATTATTAGGTGACGTTAAAGACTATGATTTGTTACCTGCTACAGAAAGATTAAAAATCCACACTTTAATGAGACACGGACAAAAACCACACATACATTTAGCTAAAGATTGTTAATGATTCAAATTATAGTATATATCTTTTTTATATATATTGGTTGGCTTATAGTAAAAAAAGGTTTTTCTTAATCAGGTAAGAAAGCATCCAGTATTTCTGGAGGTTCTCCTTTAATAGTAGTTTTTACTAATGGGTCAACTGCATATTGCATATGAGGAAGAGTTCCACCTCCCCATACTGATGTTGAGTTCCACATAGATTCTATAGCTTCTTCTGTCCCTTGTTGTATTGCATATAAAAACCCAATAACCATCTCAAATCCCCACATAGGAACAAAGCCAAAAAATGTTTTACGTAAATAATATCTAATTGCTCTTTCCTCATCTTCATCATCAAACCCACCTTTTAAAGCTTTAGCAGCTATCATAAATGGCATCACTGATAATGATACTAAGTCAGAAGTAAATCCTCTTAGAGCTTTACCACCAGAACCCCAGTATAGTACTTTCTTTAAACCTAAAGCTGAATTAAATACAGGAAATACACCTAATGTAGCTATATCTACTAATACTGTGAGCAACCCTTGTGTTAATAGAAAGTTTTTAAGAGCCATTACCTCAGGGTTAGTTACTTTCAAAGTTTTATTTCCTCTAAACATTCTACCTATAGTTTTTAAAACTGCTTTAAATTCAAAACTATTACTTTCAATTTTCGCCATAGATTTCATCGATATATATGCTTCATGAAATAACCTGACATCAGCCCCAAATTTTTGTTGACTCCAATATTTAAACTTACCCATTAAATTACCCAAACTATTATAATTATATTCACCTACTGCTTGTGTAGACAAACCAAAATTAATCTTCTCAGAATAAGACCTTCCTGCTGATATTATTTTGTTTAGTTCTTTTCCATCAGTATAATTCCACCATTCTGTTTCTTGACTAACTAAACCAGCCTTCCAGACTCTTTGAGCTCCTATAACAAAAGATAAGCTTCTAATATATTTTTCAGTACTACTCATCGTATATTGACCACCTAAGCTAGTTAAGTACGCATACGCAGATAAATAATTCTTAATAGCTTTGCCTGCAGTCATATCTATAAATTTATCCCAAGGTTGCTGTTTTATTGCATGCATAAATACAAATTCTTTTTCTATTGCAAATTGCACAAGTTTGTTTGTTAAGTATAAACGCTTGTCCTGTTTAATTCTTTTTCTTCTTTGTTTAGAATCTTCATTAGACAACATTGATTCAAAATAGTCTTGAGGACTCATGATTGAGTTAGATTTTTTAAGCAGCCCTTCAACTATAGAAAGAAATTTATCTTTATTTTCTTGCAATCCTTTATCACGAATTCTTTTATTCTTTATTTTAGAAATCTTCATATTCTTATTAGTCCAATTCATCATAGCAACCAGTATATTGTCAGCAATCTCAGCTTCTATTTGCTGGTCTAGAATATTATTAATCATAGATTTACTAAAGAAATCAGAGAACTCTGTTATACCAGACTTGGCTATTATAGCTTCTACCTTTTTCCTAGTAGCTGGGTCTCTTAAGATTTTATGAGCTTCTCTTCTGTTTTTATTTCCAAAATACATAATATTTCTAAGATGGTCAGCCCAATTCTGAACAACTGTTCCTGGGCTATGTAATAAAACTCCTGTTAAATAACTAGCCATAATTCTGTATGTGTTATTCAAATGTTGTGCTGTTTTATTTCTTCCTGGAACAACCCAATTCAATATGCTATTTATGCCTTCTACAGTTCCTAATTTTGGAAACAGTCTACTTAAAAATCCTGTCCTATATATATCAGTTCCGTGAAAAGGAACTTTAAATAAATTTATTGATGCTCTTGAAACAACTTTATGCATTCTTTTAGAATTATTCTTTTTAGACAAAGCTAAAGATTTAATTAAAGCTGAAGATAATTCGTTTCTTTCTATAGTAGACATTATATTCTTAAGATAGTCATAGTATACTCCGCTATCAACCCTACCTTGTCTTAAATCATATGCATTTGTAATTCTTTTGAAATATTTTTGACCCTTAGCTAAAGTAATTATTTGATTATGTTGCAAATCTACAGGATAATCATCTATGTTTTTCAATATATTTTCAGCAGTATTTTTTTTAGACGTATATTCAGAAAACAATCTTTTAGCTTTTAATATTTGTTTTTTAGATAAGTCTTTTCCCTGTTCATCCTTACCAGTTTTTATCATATCAGATAACTCTTCTGTAATCCCTGTAAAATCTTCTAACATAGAATCTAACATATTTAAATATAAATCTTTATTAAATAAAGTAGGCCAGTGATTCTTTCTTTTCTCAACCTTATGTCCTGTAGTTATAATAAAGCTATCACTAATGCTAAAGGTAAATGCATCCCTAAGTTGATTTATTAATTCTAGGTCATCCTTACTCATTCCTTCTAATAAGTCTATTTCCTTATTTCCAGGCATTTTAACTTTTGTCTTATTCTGTAAGAATATTATACTTAAGTGTTCTTTTTTAACGTTAGGGAAAGCAGCAGTTAATTCTTTCATAATCATTTCTAAAGATTTTTCCATTTCTTTAGCCATATAATCAAAGACAGCATCGTCTATCTGTCTAGCTTCTTTAGTTAGCTTAATAAAGTCTTTAAATGTATGACCATCCATTTCAACATGCCAAGCTCCCTTATCTCTGTTGGGAGGAGTGTAGTTTGATAGAGCTACTGGAGTGTCAAACTGATACATAGTATCACCTGTCTTCTTATACGTAAGAGCATTACCTTTATCATCCTCAACTCTACCCCAGTCTTCATATATAATAAACTCTCCTTCAGCAACACCTTCTACAAAAGGATGATTCTTATCTCCATTCATATAAATTCTACCACCCATATACCTAGAAAATAGTGCAACCATTTTATTTCCAAGTTGTAAGTCTGTATTTTTAGCGTAGATTTCTTTGTCAGCTAATGCTTCTACTTTCTTTATTACATCGTTCATCCCTTGCCATATTTCTTTATTATTTTTATCCTGCCTTTTGTTAGTAAATCTAGCTATCCTGTTAGATATCCTGTTAGCATATGTATTTACTCTTCTCTGTATGGCCCAGAAACCACCAGAAGGGTCCATTAAACCTCTTCTTTTTGGAGTATATATATTAGATAAAAATCCATTAAAGTTCATTGTTGAAGCTAATACTCTTTTAATAACTCCGTCTGATTCTTTTTCAACATATCTACTAGGCTTCAATGCTTCATTATATATTACTTTCAAAGTACCCACGGGTAATCTTGAAATATCTAAATACCTCTCTACTATTTTATATTGCACATATTGATTTTCGTATTGTTTAAGCGTTCCTTTTGGGTTAGTAGCTTTCCATGTTTCGAAATCAGGAGCTTCTTTATCAACGACTCTTTTAATTTTAGTCCCTACTTTTTGATTTTCACCTATATGCTCTGTTATAAATTCAATTAAATACTCAGCTAGCATCTCATTGTTTTCCATTAAGCCTTTTATTTTTAAAGCATACTTCATTCTAGTGCTATTTTTTCCATAGAGTTTGTTAATGGTTTCGTTTATTACTGACTCATCTATAAACTGACCTTTTGTATGACCTTCTTCAAATAATGCTTCTTGTAAAGCTTCTGTTTCAACACGAACTCTATTTGCTGCTGATTTTTTATGAAGCTCTTCC